AAGCTCTATCGGCTAACGGCATGACTTACACTGACGATGAAGGTGTTGAGCATCCATCACAAGGCGGACACGACTATGCGATGTGGGAAGTTGGAAGCATAGAAGGTGTTTCTGGGTGGCATGTNAACGTTNGATTGGTAAATGTAGATTTTGATGTGAGCAGTTTGGAGCAATATAAAGTAGAACCACAAAATCCGGTTTGTATCTGGGCATAGCACATGTTCGCACATACCCCCTTATGTAACTTAGCGATAGGCGAAAGTATACAGGAAGTCTACGTCCAACTAACGGGCGTCGAAGGACTTGGGGTTGTTTCATCGGTTGAAGTCAGTGCAAAGGCAATTACAACCGTTACAGGCGAAGAAGCAGTCAGTGCGGTAGGTGATGTAGAAGTTCGTTGCGGTATAGCAGCAGACGTTATTGGGGAGCAAGCCACCGGTACTGTAGGTACCGTACAAACCACCGGACAAGCATCCACTTCACTTACAGGCGTAGAAGCCACCACAGTATTAGGAGATATTGAAGTAAGCCTGCCGGTAGTTGTCCCTGTGACTGGTGAAGAAGCAGTCAGTGCGGTAGGTGATGTAGAGGTAAACAACGCTAATAGTGCATTTGCTACAGGCGTCTCAGGTCTCGGTAATATAGGTACCGTACAAACCACCGGACAAGCATCCACTTCACTTACAGGCGTAGAAGCCACCACTGCATTAGGAGATATTGTAGTAAGCTTGCCGGTAGTTGTCCCTGTGACTGGTGAAGAAGCTACAGTTCTAGATGGTGACGTAGAGGTAAACAACGCCAATAGTGCTTTTGTTACAGGAGTCTCAGGTCTCGGTACTATAGGTACCGTACAAATAATCGGCCTAGCCTCTACCTCACTTACAGGCATCGCGTCTACAACAACACTAGGCACGGTAAACGTTAAGGCCGGAGCAACAGCACTACCTAATGGGCTTGAGGTTGATGGACTTATCGGAGATGTAGATTTTGACTTTGGGGTTATTGTACGTGTATCAGGTGTATTGGGTATAGGACGCACGCAGATCGTGAATATATGGGGTCCAGTAAATGATGCGCAGTCTACAACGTGGACAATAGTTAAGAAAGCCGCTTAATGGCAATTTCTATTATATCTGGTGGTGCGCTAACAGGTGGGATAAACAACGGTGGTTCGGTAACTCTAACATTCCCCGTAGGCGTGCAACAAGACGATGTTGTTTATGTCTGTTCTGGTATCGACGGCACCGTAAGCCCTTCGACTGCAGGATATACAGAACTAGCCACAATAACTAGTGGTGGACATCGAGTTGGGGTGTGGCGTAAAATTATGGGGGTTACCCCAGACGCCAGCGTCACTATAAGTGGTACCGGTCAACCTCAAGATGCTCACACAGCTGTAGCGCTAATACTTAGAGGAGTTGAAGTAACACAGCCGGAAGACGCAACCTCTACCACGGCTTCTGGAAGTAGTACGGATCCTAACAACCCAGCAATAACAACCAATACTAACACTGCACTTGTTTTGGCATTTGCAAGTAGTCGCGTTAATGACACTGCAATTACCGCCCCGTCGGGATATAACAACCAGACAAATATTGCTGTATCAGACACAAAACCCCTCAACCACAGCAGTAGCAACAAAAGAGATATACCCCCTGCCGGCGTAGAAGACCCCGCTTCGTGGACAGATTGGGCATCGGGGCACTTGGGGGGCGATTACTGTCGCAGTTCGTCCCGCTGGGTATATATCCGTACCTGTTGTCGGCTCATCCGGTACTGGGCAAGTGGGAACAGTTCAAGTAAACGAGAACGAGCAAGTGTCAGTAAGTGGAGTGGAAGGCGCATCAGATGTAGGGAACGTAGCTACGGCGGTGTTCCAAAGAGCGGAAGTTACCGGGGTATCTTCGACAGGCCAAGTAGATAACGTTTCTATCACGGGAACAGCCTCAATAAACACTATAGTGGGGCTGACAAGTTCGGTGGTTTTGGGCAATATAACCCCTAGCGCCGGGGGTAATTTTGACGTGTTATCCGTGAGTAGCGTCGGGGCAGTGGGAAACGTTGTGATACGTACAGGGTTATCAGTAGAGGTTACCGGTGTTTTTTGTAGCGTTGACCCTACACAGGTGTTTGTATGGATAAAGATAAATGATGCGCAATCTTCGAACTGGCTGCATATACCCACATAGGGCTAGTAACAATAGCATTTTTGTGGTAAACAAGTTAAAATGCGTCAACCAATAAGGAACTAAATAATGGCTTCAACATACTCAAGCTTAAAATTCGAGTTAATCGGTACTGGTGAGCAAGACGGCTCATGGGGCACTACTACAAACCTTAATCTGGGGGTAGCTATAAATGAAGCTATCGCAGGGAGAGCGAACGCCGTATTTGGTGTAGATAGTGACTTGACCTTAACGCTGACTAACACAAACTCCACTCAGGTTGCTAGACATTATATATTAAATGTCACCTCGTCAGTGTCCCTATCGACCACAAGAAACCTTATCGTCCCTGCGATCAGTAAACCATACATTATCGAGAACAGGACCACAGGGGGTCAGTCTATTATTGTTAAAACCGCTTCAGGTACAGGAGTAACTGTTGCCAACAATAAACGACTTATGGTACACGTAGACGGCACTAACGTGGTAGCTTCTAATGATCTCCCCCCCGGCTCAGTTGACCTCACGTCAACGACAGTTACAGGTACACTACCAGCGTCAAGCGGCGGGACAGGTAGAAACACACTAGCAACGGGTAACGTAGTTATCGGAAATGGCGCGTCTGCGGTCAATCTAGTTCCACCCGGTACAGCAGGTAATATTCTGACATCAAACGGCTCAACATGGCAGAGCGTTACGCCCACTCCCGGACAATCTATTCCGCTTCCACTGGCGGTATCTAGTGGTGGTACTGAAAGAACTTCTTTAACTGCTAATAACTTGTTAGTAGGTAATGGTACAAGTGCAGTTAACTTTTTAGCTTTACCTCTAGGTGCGGCATCGGGCGGTGTAGGTAGAACATCGCTAACCGCTAATAACTTGTTGGTAGGTAATGGTACAAGTGCTGTTAACTTTATCGCTCCGGGTAGTAGTGGTAACGTGCTAACCTCAAACGGGACTACTTGGTCGAGTACGGCGTTACCAGCACCACCATCTAGTTTAGGTGTAGGTCAGACGTGGCAGGACCTAACTGCCTCGCGGGTTGGAGGTAGTCAATATCAAAACACTACGGGACGCGCTATAGCAGTAGCCTTGTATGGACGCGGAACCAGTACAACCACCACTCGGTTTTTTCAAGTATCAACAAATGCATCTACGTGGGTTAATCTGTACAGCTTACCACGCGGAGACGAGCCGAGTAGATACGGTAACGTATTTGCTGTAATACCGCCCAATCATTACTACAGGGTTGACGCTGCGATTGAATCATACGCGTGGTCTGAGTTACGTTAGCATGAAGAAATTGAAATGAGAAAAGCTATAGTTGCCTTGTCTGTAAGTGTCGCTTCGTTTATAGGTGTACTCACCCATGAGGGGTTTAGAGATACCGCGTATATACCCGTGCCCGGAGACGTACCAACAATAGGCTTTGGTACAACTAAAGGGGTTAAAATAGGGGATAAAATTACTCCTGAGAAAGCAATGGAACGTGCGCTACAAGACATTACCATGTTTGAAGGGGGGATTAAACAATGCGTAAAAGTGCCACTACACCAGTATGAATATGATGCTTATGTATCTCTAAGCTATAACATCGGCACTAATTCTTTTTGTAGGTCAACTCTTGTTAGACTGTTGAATCAAGAAAAATACACAGAAGCTTGTGATCAAATTAAACGTTGGGTTTATAGCGGCGGAGTGAAGTATCAAGGCTTAGTTAATCGTAGAGAAAAAGAACATAGGCAATGTTTGGGTTACTAGCCTTGATCCCTAAGCCGTACTTAATTATAGCCACTTTAGCGGCGTTGGTTGCTTCACATTCTATAGCCTATTTTAAAGGGTATCAAAGCGCTGAGCGGAAGGCTTCTGAAGAATTAGTACAACAGCTGACAAAAGAGCGAGAATATCTTGCCGCCTTAGATAAGATGGGTAGAGAAATCGTAAAGGCTCATAATGAGAAAGAAGCTGCTACGCGGGTGATTTACCGCAACATCAAGGAGAAAATCAAAGATGAAACTGTTGGCCGTGTTTGTTTTAGCGATAACGCTGCAGGGCTGTGGAACGACTCGTTATTTGGTGCAGTGCCCGACACCCCCACAAGAACTACTAAAAAGACCACCGGAGCCTATTCCGATGCAGAAGTCCTCACCAACGCCGTCGAAAACTTCGAGCAATACACTGCATGTAGAGCACAGTTAAATGCGTTAATTGATTGGCACGAGAAAGTAGAGAAGACCAATGCCGCTAAGTAAACTAATCTTTAAGCCGGGCATCAACCGCGATCAGACTAACTATAGCTCCGAAGGGGGTTGGTACGACTGCGATAAGATTCGGTTTAGATCAGGCTTCCCAGAGAAAATAGGTGGATGGGTAGTCACCACGTTCGATCAGTATATCGGCACTGCAAGGTCCTTGATGCCTTGGAGAACATCAACTGGTACACAGCTTACTGGTATCGGTACGGATGATAAAATTTTCGTGGAAACAGGTACGCGGCTAAACGACATAACCCCTATTAGGGCGGTCTTTACAACTCCGCTTACTGATGATTCCCTTAGTACTGTAGAGGATTCGAACGTCATAACAATCAGCGTCAACGGCATCAACCCCGCAGAGGGGGATTACATAACTATTAGTGGGGCTACATCTGTAGGCGGTATCCCTGACACTGAGATTAATGCCGAACATAAAGTATTCAATGTTTCTACATCATCCTGTCAGATTCAAGTCCTAACACCTGCTACGTCTACAGTAGCTGCTGGCGGTGGGTTGGCTATTACGATTGAGGCGCAAATAAATGTAGGTAGTACTGAGGCGATCGAAGGCTTTGGATGGAACGTGGGTACGTGGGGTCGAGGTACGTGGGGTTCGAGTGCGGGCACGCCAGTGTTTATATCTTCAAGACTAGTGCATCAAGAAACCTTTAATAACGACCTGATGTTTAACATTCGTGGCGAAAATATATACTACTGGACGTTTAACCTATCCCCAGTGAGTAGAGCGGTGTTTATGTATGATATTTCGGGCGCTATTGCAGTTCCACGACAAGTCACTAAGATACTGACAGCCCCTTCCGGGCATTTGCTGGCATTGGGCTGCACTAATTACGACGCCTTAAACGTAAACAACTTGGACCCAAGAGACGACTACTTAGGTACGTTTGATCCTCTACTTATACGATGGGCTAACGTAGATTCATATATTGGACCACAACCTGAAAACTGGCAGCCTACGCTTACTAACACCGCAGGGTTTTTGCGGTTGGAAGTAGGGTCTCAGATCGTAACAGGCATACGTACTAGACAGGAGGTCTTAGTTTGGACCGACACTGCCCTCACATCATTTCAGTTCTTAGGCACCGAAGAAGTTTTTTCCAAGCAAGAGCTTTCGTCTACTATAAGCATAATAGGCCCTAACGCTGTTGCTGAGGCTAACAGCGTCGTATACTGGATGGGTGTGGATAAGTTTTATATGTACTCTGGTCGGGTAGACACGTTACCTTGCACGATCCGTCAGTATGTGTTTAATGACATTAACACGACTCAAAGCAGTCTAGCTTTTGCGGGCACTAACAATCAGTACAATGAGGTGATTTGGTTTTATGCTTCAAGCGATTCAAACGAGATAAACCGCTATGTAGTTTACAATTACGGTGACAACGTCTGGTACTACGGACAGCTGAACAGAACTGCATGGGTAGACTCCGGCACACGTAGATATCCGCTAGCTGCAGCTGATGGTTGGCTGTATGAGCACGAGAACGGTGTTGATGATGGCCAGCCTCTAGGCGCAGCTCCGCTACCTATTGAAGCATTCATTCAGTCTTCTGATGTTGATATCGATGACGGTGATAAATACCTGCTGATTCGTAGAGTTATCCCTGACGTCAACTTCACTGGCTCACAAACATCCAACCCAGTAACAGGTGAACCACAGGTTCCCGAAGCAGTTATGACCGTGGGTGTTAGAGGGTTTCCCGGCGCAGCAGTCGCCACTACAAACGCTTCTGGGCAGACTACATCCAGAGACGTAACATCGGACTGCGCGTTCTGCGCACCTACAAGCGTGATCATTGATCAATACACAGACCAAGTGTTTATTAGAGCTCGCGGTAGACAGATGAGTTTTAAGATCAGTTCTGATGCTGTAGGCACTCAGTGGCAACTAGGCGCTCCTCGTGTGGATGCACGTCCTGATGGGACTAGAGGCTAATGCGCAGCCAAGTACAAACATCTAAAGCGCCTAACCAGCCTATAGCGCCGACTGTATATAATTCGGGGTACTTTAACCAACTGTCTAATGCCCTGCGGTTATACTTTAATCAGGTTGATAGTGTTACACGTGCTTTGCTCGGTAGAGCAGGGGGCAAGTATCTGGAATTCCCCCATATATCGGCTTCTGATAGTACGGACCAGTACGCAGCGGCGAATGACTCAGCTACGCTAGTGCGGTGGAATACACTAGAGGTTTCCAATGGGTTTACTTTAAATCTAGATGGAACGGCTACACCCAACCAAAGTGGCGTATACAAGATAGACTACAGTCTGCAGCTGGCTAATACGGGGAATGCCTCACACGACGTGTTCGTATGGCTAGAGGTGAACGGTGGTAATAAGGTCCCGAACTCATCGACCAAGTTTACAGTGCCAGCACGTAAAGCCAATAACGAACCTAGCTTTGTTACTGCCTACTCTCATATAACCTTTGAGATACAAGCTGGAGATACGATATCGCTCTTTTGGGCGACTGATGCAGCGTATAACCCTACGGGTCCGATCGAGGGAGTATATTTAGAGGCTTTAAATTCACAGTCTTCACCTTACGGAAGACCAGCTAATCCATCGGCTTTAGGCACTATTGTGTTTGTTTCAAACCTAATTGAATGATAATATAAGCTAACCAATCAAGGATTTAAAAATATGTTACCATTACTCGTTGGAGCGCTAGCAGGGTTAAAGTGGGGCACTACCGCAGCTGCTATAGCTGGAGGGGTCGCGGGGCTTGTTACAAGGCGAAAAGATGAAGACCCACTAACCGCTGCAGTTACAGGGGGGCTTAGTGGTTTTGGTGGTGGCAATCTAGCTTCCGGTCTTGCCAACGCCGGCGCTGCTTCTGGCGCTGCTGAGATCGCTCCGGGAATAACTAGTGCTGAAATAGGTTCCAGCGTTGCTACCAACCCTAATTTGTTGGGCGCGGAATATTTAGCCGCAGAAACCCCTGCAATGGGGTCAACGCAATTTTGGCAAGGTGCGCCTAACATTGCAGCACCTGTAGCTGAATCGAGTATGTTACCTAACCCCCTACTAGCAGGGGCTTCAGCAGACCCATCATTCTCACAAAACCTAGCAAACGCAGGGCAGGGAGCTAAAGGGCTATTTCAAGAAGGCGGTTTTGATAGGTTTAGACAGGGGCTTAATCCCGGTGGTGATATGGTTTCAACCCCAAAAGCGGCTATGGCTATAGGTATGCCGGCGCTTACAGTGGCGGGTAGTATATCTGACATGATTACTCCTGAATACCAGATGCCTATGACAGAGAAAGAAAAAGAGGAAAAGTATAAAGGCCTATACTTATATGGCCCCAAGGCACTTGATTCTGGCTTGCGACTAGCTAACGGAGGTACGGTAGCTAAAGGTGGGCTAATGGATTTGTATGGTACTCCTGATGGACAGCCCAGTCAGAATATGTCAGCATCGGGATATGGACTAGGCCGTCTAAGCAATCTTGCTCGGGAGCAATCAATGTCAGCTGCTCAAATGGGGCAGTACGCCGAAGGCGGTAGTGTAGAGCGATCTGTTCCGATGCTAGAAGAAGGTGGCTTTGTTATCCCTACGGATGTAGTGAACATGGCCGGGGGCCAAGATAATGATAGGGGGCAGATGGCCTTTATGCAGAAGTATAGCGCCGTGCCTATCAAGGGACCGGGTGACGGGTACAGCGATTCAATCCCAACATCAATAGATGGTGTTCAACCTGCGAGAGTAGCTAACGGTGAGGTGTATATCCCTGCAGCGGTCGTAGAGCAGTACGGTGGCCCTAAGAAGTTCTACGCGTTAATGAACCAAGTACGTAAGCAAGCAACAGGATCAACTAAACAGCTTAAACCAGCGGAGGTTTAATGGATATAAAAGTC